GCTTCAAGACTTGTCGTGTCAAGAGGATTGCCGTTACGACGGCTCACCTCAAGAACACGCATATTGATCTCGAAGTCAACGTGAATAATAGGCAGGGGCAAATAGTTGGTCGTGTAGACCGGTCTATCGCCAAGCCCACGAGTCACGCCGTCCATGCTCAGGTTTGCCGTCATGGCATCACTGATGTCATGATATTCAAGGACCGTAGTCCCCATAGCATTGCCTAAGCTGAACACTAAGCCGTTCGATACGAGGTCATCAATGCCCCCAAGTCGGTTGCGGCTGATTCCCAGAATGGCGTCATCCAACTGCTTCCACTCGTCCCGCCGAAGCGTCCCATTCGTCTGAAGGGGAACGCTCTGGTAGCTCTGCGGAAGTTTCGGATCGCCACCCTTATACAGAGTGGCGTAGGTGCGACCGTCCTGTCCAACAAATGGTCGCATCGAGCCTGGATCCAATCGACCCTGAGAAGCAAACAGAGCAGCGACATCACCCTCCGTTCGTCCTTGGCCGATGAAATCTATGTTTGTGTTTTCCATATTGGTCTCTACCTCCTTTATGCGACCATGACCCTGATGCGTGAAACTGCCGATTCAGGACTACCGCTCGTATCAATCGCTTCAAGAGCGATACCTACGATGGAGTTCTGATGCCCCGTGGCGTCACTATCAGTCAAATGGTAAAGTTCAAGATAACCATCACCATGTGACTTCAACGGATCGCCAATATGTACGTCCTGGTCGGTGCTAAGTAGGGCGAAAACCACTTCTCCCCGCTGCGCTACCCAAACCTGGACAGGTTGCCCAGACGCATAGGTGTCATCGATCTCCTTACCCTGAAGTTCATCTTCCAGAGCAAACAAGACCGGCACAACTTCCTGACCCAAAGCAGCATGCACAGCCACTTCATCGTCAGCGTTCAGGGCAAGCAACATACCAGGAGTAATCGTCTCATGTGCAGTCTTCTCGATGATTACATCCAGATACTTTTTCAACTTAATTGTCTTCGGTACCAGTGGCATTACGACTTACCTCCTTCCTGTTTGTATTCGACTCCCGGCGGGAGCAACAGGTTGTCCTCGTCGTTCGTCTTCATCGGCGAACCACCGCTCTTCCCCGAGTAGTCCCGAGGCTTTGCCATTTCGGACAACTTGCTGAGTTCCGCCATCGTCTTGGTTTTGAGTTCGTCGTCGGTAAATGAGCTAGCAGACTTGATCGTCTCGATCAACTTCGCCTTCTCACTCTTGTGGAGCGTTAGGGCGGAAGTCATCTGCTCACGCATTTCATCCGGCAACAGTTGGATGAACTGCTCAGGCGTCTTCAGCTGCTCACGCAGCACCTGGACGGCCTGTTCGTTAGTGACTGGCTCTGGTTCCGTCACTGGTTCAACCACAGGCTTGACGGCTGCGTTACGTTCCATTGTAACGAGTTTGTCAATCTGAGGCTGATCCAATGTCTCCAGCCACTCACGATCTGCTTCCTCAAAAGGCGCATGCTCGCTCGCTATGAGCGCCTGCACCTTTTCAGGGCAGCATTTCTTTTTTTCCTCTGGCATCGTTTTTCCTCCCTTGTCAGAGTTGGTTTGTGGATTGTTAGCAACAACAAACGACACCTGCCGTATGACAGATGTAGCGACGCCGGTGAGCATAACCTCCCCCTTGTCGTTTACCTCGTAGGTCTGCCTGTAAAGCAAGGGCGGACCGCCCTGTCTGGTCATGACTTCATAGACAACTGTGTCATCATACACTTCTTGCAGGAAGTGCATCTTGTCGTTGTTGTCCATAGCGTCTAGAACAGACTGGACTTTTGACATACGCTCACGGTACCCCAGTTCCGCATTAGTTTGCATCACGGTGTAACCGTTGGTTGTCAACTTTTTGAATAACTCAAATAGAGTTGGAACCTTTTCCACGGCGTCGGCTTGTACGTCTTTCTTTTTCTTCTTCTTGCCGTCGCCACCGGCGCAAGTCGCGTCGTTCTCTATTTCGTCAACTTCCTCTTCATCGTCCTCTTCGACAACTTTTTCAGCAGCTTTATTGCCCAAGGGCTTTGTACCTCCTTCTTCGGCGTTAGCCCGAACACCGCAACCGTCTTCCCAACTACAAGCCCCCTGTCCTCCAGGAAGCAACGCTAGGTGATCCGGTCTGTGGCCACGGGCAATGCCGACATATTCCTCACCATTCCAGTTACCTGGAGTGAGTTCATCTTCGCTAAATACGCCCACACTAACATCCAACCGTCGCTGCGCTTGGATAATGGCCAAAGTTTCTGGACTAACCTCAGTGATGCGTGCAAGATCGATCCAGGCTTCAGCGCGTAGCCGTGGGCCGTCCATATAAGCGTTATAAATGCGGCCTACGGTTTGTTCATCTATGATATCGGGAGAATTGGCACTGACGTTGACGCCTTCACGTTCGGGGTGTTGAATGACGACGGGGATGCCATTCCATGTTTGCACGAAACGGCCAAGTTCTTCAGCAGAGTGAAACAGTGGACCATGACTGCCGCTGTGAACCCCTTCTACCATTAGTACGATAGGCACTACAATGTTAGGATGCCCTTGATGCTGTTCGTTGCGTATAACATATTCGGCAGCCTGAAGTTGATGAACGGCCATTTCATTACCAGCAACACCGTTGGCTTGCCGTATTGCTTTAGGCGCACAGATCTTGTCCGAGCCACCATCAGCTAGACATTTAGCTAACACTGAATTGGCCACTGTAACCCACTGGCGTTTCTCACGAGCCGATAGACCCTTCTTGTGGGAATCTACATCACTTACGCTCCATGGCATATTATCCTCCTAATTTTTTGTAATAGCCACGGGTATGGCTACACAACGACATTGAACATGAAGAGGTATCATTCCCTCGATCTCATTAAGAGAATAAACATTACCTTCTAGGGGTTCACACTTCCCGCACACCCGATCGTCATCAGCCGTAACCCACTCAGCTTCAACGCGAACCCCTTCAACTCCCCAATTCCGGTACTCCTGTACAACAGCAGTGTGGTATGCCCGGATAATTTCCGTCCTAGCTAACAATTGAGCCCGCTGCCTTGCAGGTCCAACAATTATCTGAGTAAGAGATTGAGCTATTGCACTATTACTAAGATTCTCAGCCAATGCCTGAGCCAATACTCGACTTACTTGCTGTGACATAAATGCAGAAACTCCTTGTAATTCATTATAAACACGAGCATAGAGTAAGTCAACCATATTCAAATGTTGTGGTTGGTTAAAAACTACCGCCATGCCACCAGATTCATCAATCGTAGGCACTCTACGCGCACTATTTCTTAATTCTTGTCTAGCGCGTAATATACCTCGTTGGTAGGCGGATTGTATGTAAGTATTCATCCAAGATTCTGTGACAATAGTTCCCATACGACGAGCTAAAAACGAATCGAGTGGGCCAGCTCCCACTTGTCGATCAAACCACCCCATAAAAAATGCAACCCTCTCAGCAGGAGTATTTTGCGTATTCAATATACCATTGTCAACAATAGCATTGCGGACGGATAAAGCCAAGTCATTAAATTGGACCCTAAACCGCCTAGCGAAATTATTGCGCAACACTAGCGTTCGTGTTGGATCATATCGTGTAACCGCATTAACTGAAAATGTAATATTACTCATTTTCTTCTTGCACGGTTGGAACCACCGGTTCTGGGTGTCCCGCCGCTGGTGCTCCTAGCGATGGTTGCCTTCCACCCCCACCAGCGGGTTGGGCCGCCAATGATTCACGTATAGCATTCAATTCCTCACTTACACCACTTTCCAAAGACGCCTTATGCACCTTCTTGATATGTTCAATATCATCCTCGTCAAGGCCGAGCATATATTCGTAGAACACTTCCGGCGGCACAACAATCTCCGCAGCTGGATTATTCATGTATGACTGCAGCGCCGAAGCCCGAGTTTGTCCGATCTTCGCCTTATCCAAATCAGACGCGGCAAATATATCGGACCAATCAACTTTATAGGTCTTCTTTGGCTTTGGCAAGGCTCCATATTGTGCGCATCGGGCAATGAATGGCCGTATGATCTGCGTCTCAGCATAATCATCACGGCGAGTTTGAATTGTCTCCAACCAACTCTGTTTATCTTCACTGCTGGCCAATTCGCCACGTTCGCTGCCAACTAAGATACGTTTCGGTATTCCCGTACAGGCACTTATCATTTGTAATTGTATCTCTAGGTGATTTAGCGGATCCGCAACTTGCATGGCCAGCGGGGTTAGATCAAGTCCTTCGTTAACTAGAATGCGCCGAAGGTTGTTCTCATACTCATCGATCTGTGCTTGCAAGTCAGTTTTAGTAGCTTCCGTGAGCGTGTATCCTTCAGCGACCTTACCGTGATAGCCAGGACGCGCACCGCGCCAAAACATCTCGGCGCTTGCACCAACCAACTTCTCCAAGTCGATCATACGGTTATAAACGGCCTGTAAAACGGGAGTACCTTCAATTTCACTTTCAAGCAATTCACCTGGAACGTGTATCACGCGCGAATTATGAACCTGTATCTGTCGTGACATGCCAGCAGCACCTGATACATTGCCCTGCGAATTAGGACTATACGTCGATACGTCGTATACCAACGGCAGACCGTATCGCTCGCTGGCAGCATTCTCTTCCCAACTATAGACTTTCGCACTAATCTCGGACAATGGCTTGACGTACAGCAATTCATGCTTGCCCGAGCTGACGGGTTTTACCAAATCTTCACTCCTACTGGCATCATCAAAGCCAAGCAGCAAAGCACCCCACCGTCCGAGGCTGGCCAACTTGTCCAACCGTATGAAAGCCGACTTCAACGATAGTTTGGTATTTAACTCTTGCCACGCCTTTTCAAGTCCAGTCACTTTCTCGTCATCGGTTTCTACTATCTCAACAGGGCCGCGCCATGTAGCCTCTACCGGACGATTGATGATCGCCTTGGCAATATCTTGCCTAAGATAGCGGGTGGCAAAATCTTCATACCTCAAGTTAAGCGGATAGCCTAACGCCTGATACACATCGCGGTCGGTGCCGTATTGCATACCTAACCGACTCATCATCGACCCACGACTGAGCAACCCACCTTGCAGCACGACATTTTCCAACGTCTTAATACGTTGGAGTTGATTAGCATTTATCCCGCTATTCGTTGCTGGCCCCTTGGTTCGCATTATCGTTGCCTCACTTTAATCTTATGACTGCGATCATCTTCACGGCCATCGGAAGTCGTGATGTGGTTGGTGACCTCGTATTCTTCATCGGCCTCACCACCACTGAGCCAAGCCGTTGTGGCCGTATTGTCGAAACTATCACTATCCTTGGCCAAACCTGGAGAATCACTTGGATCTATCGACCATGTCGATGCCGTGATCGTCTCATTAGTCCGTAACCAGTCGGACCAATCAAATCCATAGTCTAATACTGCGTCGGGATCTTTAACGTAAGTAGACATATCAGTTAGTCCTACACACTGGTTTAGACGTTCTCGTTTCAGCCGCTATGGCTTGAAAACGATTTTCAGCACCTATCTCTTGCACACGGTCCTCAAACGGCACAGCAAAGTACCTACACGACGGGGGCAAAGCGAAGGGTGCCAACTCACCTGAGCTGCCCCACATTGCTGCTCCCCATAAGTGTGTGCCCCACATAGACTTTAGCCCCTAGTAAATAAAGGCATGTGTGCTTTACTTCCCACCGCCATGCCAAACGGATAGTCAAGTCCGTTGCCGCTGTTATAGAGCTGCGTTATTTCTGCATCAGACAGTGACCGATGCCAGAACGACATCGAATCAATATAAAAATCAACTGAAAGCACGGAATGAGAACCTACCTTCAAGGATGCTGCGCTGCCCCCGTCTGTCCAAGACATTATAGACGCTGCCAATGCCGTCGATGGTGTGCCGTTGTTTTTACTGATAGATATTTCAGATCCATTCCAGCGGATAACGAAGAATTCCCACGCCTGTAAACTGGACGCAATAGATATCGCCGGAGCAGCTCCACCGGACTGCGTGTGAAAATACCGCATCTCGTATCCCGAAGCATATCGCATGTATATATCTAGCGTATCGCCAGTAGTGTTATCTTCCCAAAAACATGCACATTGCGCCGCTTGGTCAAAATCTGTGTTTCTATACAACCAAAATGCAACTGTGTATGCTATCGTAGGATGAAACGCTTCCTCTAATGAACTACGCCGTAAATAGTAGTTCGTCGATTCATCAAACGCAGCAGCGTAACTGCCGATCTTTCCCGCTACCCGTCCGATAGACCCAGGACCACCGTAATAAGGAAGATGGTAGCTACCGTGACTATCTGCTCGGGTAGTCGTTCCGTCCTCTTCCATCTTCCAATGAGCAATGAGATTATCAATTAAAGCCATCTAACGCGTTCCCCAAACGTTCATTGTATGTCCTATCACGTCACCGCTAAGTAGTTTGACGCTGGCCTTGGCGCACCCCTCAACAGTTTTGATGACTGAATCGGTACATGTTAGTGATATCCAGCCGCCTTTACCAGCACCTCCGGCCCTAGCTGCCCCCGATGCCGTGTGACCTGCCCCACCACCGGCACCACCATAAGACGTGCCATCTACTCCTGCTACGTGGGCTGCCCCACCGTTACCACCATCACCACCCGTCGCTGCGCTAGTGCCGCCACCAAGACCTGTTGCGTTTACCCCTGCCGCAGTCGAGCAAGCCCCCTCACCACCACCACCGCCTGTGCCGTTATTAGCACCAGCAGCGCCATTACCACCGGCTTTGGACGTTGCTCCAGTGCAACTACCCGTAGCGCCACCAGCACCAGCAGTACCGCCAGCAGCCGCACCGCCCGAACCACCAAGAGCACCACCAGCGGCCAAGCAAGTGCCGCACGTACTAGCACCACCTGCAGTACCGGGATTGCCACTTGAGCCGCCAGCCCCGCCCGTACCTACTAAATAGTTGTAGCTAGTACCGGGAAGTGCAATCGTTATTACCGCAAAAGCACCAGCACCTCCGCCACCACCGGCACCAGCAGCGTTAGATGTGTGCCCACCACCACCGCCACCGGCACCGCCGTAGCATTGTATGATCAGGTTCGTAGCGCCAGCCGTTATCGCTACCGTGCCGCTACCTGTTGTATATGATGTACTGCCCATAATTTCCTACGGTGTAAAAGGCATACAGAAACCGAATGGATAATCTAGTCCGTTGCCACTGTTGTATAGCAATGCTACTTCGGCGTCAGTTAAGACGCGATGCCAAAGCGAAACGGAATCAACAGAGTCATCTTGGGAGAGATCGTCGCGCCTACCGATTCTAAGGTTTGTCGGTGCTGCGTCTACCCAAGATATTTTGCCCGTACAAGTCACTTCTACGGGCGTCCCGTTGTTGACGCTGATACTTAGCTTGTTCCTGCCAGCATCGAACCGCGCCGCAATGAACTCCCACGCTTGCAAAGCCGAAGCTACGTCCGCAGACTGTGCTGCCTTCGCTGCGTCAGTTTGCCCCACCCGATGCACATAGCCAGTCGTGTATTCGCTGTGAATCGAAAAGACAGAATAAGTGGCTCCATGCAGACCCAAATAAGCTGTGCTACCAGTTGGCGTATCGGTGCCACGATAGACCCACGCAGTAAACGACCATGATCCTGTCGGGTAAACCGCTTGTTCAATCGAGTCCCGGCGCAGGTACTTGTTCGTGGCCGGATCGTTGAACCGCGCAGCGTAACTCCCGATCTTGCCTGCGACACGCGCAACGGTTCCAGAGTATTCGGGAAGGGTGTAACTACCGTGGCTGTCCACACGGGAACTACCCGCATTTTCTTCCAGTTTCCAATGGGCTATTAAATTGTCGGTTAGGCGCATCTCGCACCCGCTTGCTGATACACCGTCCTAAGACCAGCACTCATACTTACTTCAACTGGAAACATTTCCCTAATCTTCTCACAGGACCCATCGACATCTTCCGTAATAAGCGTCACGCCTTCTTCGTCGTCGTAAGCATGACAGTACACTTCAAGGTCACGCATGAACACGGGCATCGACCACGATAGGGCTTCCTTCACGGCTAAGGGGAATAACTCCCCCACGCTAGTGAACAAGAAAGCATCCATAGCGGCGTAGAAAGCATCGCAGTCCGACCGCTCGTACCACAACACGACGTTGGCCGGTTGATCGGCCAATAGCGATTGCCAATACGGCTTAAAGTTGTCCGCCATATTGCCTATGAAGTGGAACTGTATGTCCGGCAACTGACGGGCAATCTCAAACGACTGACGCTGATTTTTGCGCTCGCAGAATAGCCCCACGTTGAGTATGTGGCGTTGTGTGGGGTCCAGGCCAAGGCGGTCCAAAGCCACGGCGCGGTCGGGCCGTTTCTGCTTAGGTAGAGTGTACTCGACGACCGTGGCAGGTACGCCATAGTCTTTGAATAGGTCTAGGTGATAGCCATTAACGAAGGCGAAACCGTCAGGGCGGTACTTCTTCTCCTTAGGCCCGATGCCAGGACTGTGCGGGGTTTCCACTACCTTCCATGTTCTGTCTGTCTTGTAAACGACGGCAGCACTATCAGCGTCCAGAAAGCGTTCACCAAATTCGTGCAAGTGGATGATGCCCGGATTAAAGTTGGCAATCTCAGCCGTAAGCAAGCCAGCTTTATTACCGTTCAGCGTATGGAACGGGACTATGGCTTGCAACTTCTTCTTTTGCACAGTGTAGTCATTGCTGATGTTCGCATACTCGATGACCAGCACTTCATGCCCCGCACCTTTCAACTCTTGCACGCAACGCAGCAGGTATTGCGGCCCACCACCGGTTGAGCAATGTGGGGTTAGGAACATGACCTTCTCCGCCGTAGTCTTTGCCGGTGGCCGATTGGTGAGCATAGTCTGCAACGCACCCCATACCGTGTCAGGGGGGATAGACGTGGTGCATTCAAACATGCGACCACGAGGGCAGAACTTCCAGTTACCACGATCAACAGGGTGACTAAGATCGGCAAAACATCCATGACATACATTCTGGTTTATCACCCTTGTGCATTCGTTAAACTCGGACCAAGGCATTGTCGAGCCACTGACTAGCAGTACAGGTACGCCCAAAGCCCAAGCCAGAACGGTCGGGCCACAACTACCACCAATGAACGCTTCGGCATGCTGTATGTTGCGGATCGTCGATTCAATCGAAGCATTGTTGCGCTTTACAATGCCTTTCAAACTGCTAGGTTCTTTGCTGATGGACATAACGGCATAGCCAGCCGCCTTAATCTTGTCCACCAATTGCTGCCAGCCGCCAGGAAAGTTCCATTGCTTTGCATACCAAGTGGAAAACTCCGTTATGGCTATGTAAGGCTTATCCAGCGGGCGGGGTTGGTTAGACCGCTTTACACTTGGCCTAATCTCTTGTTTCGGGATGCCTAGCATATCGCTAGATATCTGCTGCAATGGTATAAGGTGCCAATTGTTGCGATTCTTCTGGTAATCGTTATCGTACGCGCCCACGCGATAAACGGCGTAAGGCTTGAAGGGCAGTTCGACGTCAGGCTTATGGAACTTCAATTCAGGAAAGCAATCTTCAAATATGCTGTTCCAGAACGTAGTGACCGTGACATGACAATTATGCTTCTTACGAAACTCCTCTACCATTGGCAGCCAAGCTATATTGTCCCCAAGGCTTTTGCTGTCAAACGCCACGAGCACTTGCGTTTCCGTCAGGTCTAGCTTGTAGTCTAGTACCTCTTTATCATCAGCGTAGACCTTAATGCGCCACGGCACGTAGTATTTCGGATTGGCCGCACACCACTGGTCGGCTACGATCTCGGTCCTGTAGACGAGTTCCTCAGTGGTGGTGTCGATAAATTCCACCTTATACTGGATGGACTTATCCTCACCTTGGATCTCAGCCTTTGGCCCGTTCTCGAAACTGATGATTATGTTATTACTCATAATTCTATGTGTGTGTAAAGAACATTAACTGCGGACTGATAAGGATCTTATCCGCGTGAGTTGCAACTCCAACCACCTGAATCACCTGATCCGTTGCCGCTGGCTGAGTCTGCGTCAGCAAACCGGAAGTTTGCGCCGCATAAACTAGGCCGCCGATAGTCCAAGCATAAAGATCGTCATGGCGGTACAAACCGTTTATCAGCATCGTTAACACGGCACTAGCTGTACCACCTGTAGGAACTAAACCAATAACGGGCATCGTCGTGGATGTAGCGGCGTTGGATTTATATATCTTGCCATCATTCTTCAAGTAAACACTATCACCGTTGGCAATCGTTTCACCTGCCGTAGCAGCTAACGTATTGCCTGTATAGGCTTCATCAGCGGGAGCATCGTTATATGCTACGGCAATTGTACTGCTTGTACCGCTGGTACCGCTTGTCCCTGACGTTCCACTGGACCCTGCTGCACCATTAGTACCTGATGTGCCACTTGAACCAGCAGCTCCATTAGTACCTGATGTGCCACTTGAACCAGCAGCTCCATTAGTACCTGATGTGCCACTTGAACCAGCAGCTCCATTAGTTCCGTTGGTTCCAGAAGTGCCACTTGAGCCAGAGGTTCCACTAGTGCCACTG